ACACATGAGATTCATCTCATACAGCAAGAAGAAGACGGTACGATAAAGATATACTTAGAGAATGATGACGCAGAAGTATTGATGTGGAAATCATTTACTCCTACTATGCCTGTGTCAATCGAGTACAACATTTACTTCTAGGATGCGTTCGCCATTCGACTTTATTGTTAAGCCTGTCGATGGTAGACGTTACGCCAATACAAAAGACATTGGTGGTGTTGAGTTTATAACTAGCACATCAGACGAAGACCACAAGTCAGCTAACAGATACGGAGAAGTAATCGCTACACCTCTAGGGTACGAAGGCCCTATTAGTGTTGGCGATGTTATGCTTGTACACCATAACGTATTCAAGTTTTATAACGATATGAAAGGTGTGCAGAAAAGCGGGCGCTCTTGGTTCAAGGATGACTTGTTCTTTATTGACGACATGCAGCACTACATGTATCACAACGGTAAGGAGTGGAATACTGTAGGTCATTACAGTTTCATTGAGCCTGTAGCCATGGAGCAGCATGATGATGAGTTATTCAAGAACGTAAAGGAGCTACCGCTTACAGGTAAGATGAGATACCCAAGTGAATCTATGAGAGCTGTGGGTATTGAAGAAGGGGATACAGTAACGTATTACCCTGATACGGAATACGAGTTCATCGTAGAAGATGAAAAGCTATACCGCATCATGGATAGACATTTAACAGTTAAGCTATGACAAACGAAGAATTAAGACTACAGATTATTGCAGCAGGTAAGAAAGCTGTAGAGCATCTTATCAAGGTTGCCAACAAGGATATCATCAAGAACATTGATGTTACCGACGAGCTTGCTGCTGACAAATTAAAGAATGCTGCGGCTGCTAAGAAGCTAGCTATCTTTGATGCATTTGAAATCCTAGCGAGAGTAGAAGCAGAGAAGACAGCTATCGAGCAGTCAAAAGGAAAAGGTTCACGAGTAGATAGTAAACAAGGTTTTGCAGAAAGAAGAAGTAAGAAGTAACGAGCTTATGGTCACGGTAGATTCTACCGTACCTAAGAAGACCCTCACGCAAATCAATAAGCGTAGAGGTTGGGATTATGGCTACAATAAAGAATACGATATTGTAATCATTTCTAAAGATGGAACTCTCGGTGACGTGGTTGAGATATCAGGACTACGCATCGGGCTTCCTGTTGCACCTGAAACTGTATGGGCTAGAAGTAGCAAGAAGGCAGAGCAGTATTGGGAGCGTCAGGATTTACCACAGCAGCTATCAAAGATTAGTAGCATATTCCAATGGAATGAACATCCTAAAGAATTTAAGGAGATGTGGGTAGACTACATCGAGGGAGAGTTTGACGCTAGAGAGAAAGGCTTTTGGTTCATGAACAACGGGGAGCCTACATACGTTACAGGCGGGCACTACATGTATATACAGTGGTCAAGTATTGACGTAGGTTATGCAGACTTCCGTGAGGCTAACAGAATATTCTACATATTTTGGGAGGCGTGTAAAGCAGATAAGCGTAGCTTCGGAATGAACTACTTAAAGATTCGTCGTTCAGGATTCTCGTTTATGTCTTCAGCGGAATGTATACACCAAGCTACATTAGCTAAGGATTCCCGTGTAGGTATATTATCTAAGACAGGTTCGGATGCTAAGAAGATGTTCACGGATAAAGTAGTTCCTATGAATATCAAACTACCATTCTTCTTCAAACCAATACAGGACGGTATGGACAGACCAAAGACTGAGTTGGCTTACCGTATCCCTGCAGCTAAGATTACCAAGAACAATATGCACGAGTCTGAGGACGAGGAGCTGATGGGTCTTGATACAACAATCGATTGGAAGAATACAGACGATAACTCTTACGATGGTGAGAAGCTATTACTCATGATACACGATGAGAGTGGTAAGTGGGTTAAGCCTAATAACATTCTAAACAATTGGCGTGTAACTAAAACATGTCTACGTGTAGGTAGTAAGGTTATCGGTAAGTGTATGATGGGTTCTACCTGTAACGCTTTAGCTAAGGGTGGTGATAACTTCAAGAAGATGTACGAGGACTCTAACTGTGCAGAGCGTAGTGCTAACGGACAGACTAAGAGTGGCTTATACTCTATCTTCATTCCTATGGAATGGAATATGGAGGGGTTCATTGATAGATACGGTAGACCTGTGTTCAGTAATCCTGAGAAGCCTATCATGGGTGTAGACGGAGAGATGATTGAGCAGGGAGCTGTAGACTATTGGGAGGCTGAGGTTGATGCATTGAAGGATGACTCTGATGCACTAAACGAATTCTACCGTCAGTTCCCACGTACAGAGCAGCACGCATTCCGTGATGAGGCTAAGAACTCTATCTTCAACCTAACTAAGATATACCAACAGATTGACTTTAACGACCAAGCTATTGAGGCTCACTACGTTACTAGAGGCTCATTCTCTTGGAAGAACGGTATCAAGGATACAGAGGTTATCTTCTCTCCTAACAAGGCGGGTAGATTCATGGTGTCATGGACACCTGAAAAAAGATTACAGAATAATGTAATCACAAAGAACGGTATCAAGTATCCGGGTAATGAACACATCGGTGCATTCGGATGTGACTCGTATGATATCTCAGGTACTGTAGGAGGAAGAGGTTCTAATGGTGCATGTCATGGGCTTACTATGTTTAACATGGACAATGCTCCTAGTAATGAGTTCTTCTTGGAGTACATAGCTAGACCACAGACAGCAGAGATATTCTTTGAAGATATACTTATGGCATGTATATTTTACGGTATGCCGATACTATGCGAGAACAACAAGCCTAGATTACTTTATCATTTCAAGAACAGAGGCTACAGAGGGTTCAGCATGAATCGTCCCGATAAAGCCTATACGAAGCTCTCTAAGACAGAGAAAGAGCTTGGGGGTATACCTAACTCATCTGAGGATGTAAAGCAGGCTCACGCGGCCGCTATTGAGTCCTACATAGAAAAGCATGTTGGATATGATAACACAGGTACGTACAGAGCTAGTGATGATATAGGACAGATGCCGTTCATTAGAACATTAAATGATTGGAGCAAGTTCGACATATCTAATCGTACAAAGTACGATGCCTCTATATCTTCAGGGCTAGCTATCATGGCGTGTCAGAAGCACTTGTATCAGCCTGTCAAAAAGGAAAAGAAAATAAGTGTTACCTTTGCTAGATATAATAACTCAGGTTTAAGAAGCGAAATTTTCTAAATGAAAGACGTAAAAGTTAACATAACGGCAGGCTCATTCCCAAGTCAGCTTGCTAAGGATTCCGAGAAAGCGACACCGGAATTTGGATTAAAGGTTGGACAGGCTATTCAGTACGAATGGTTCAAGAAAGATGGAGGAGGTGCACGCTTCTATAACCAATGGGATGAATTTCACAGAAGACGTTTATACGCTAGAGGCGAGCAATCTGTTTCTAAGTATAAGCAAGAGATGGCGGTAGATGGAGACCTAAGTTACTTAAACCTAGATTGGACTCCTGTACCTATTCTTCCAAAGTTTGTTGACATCGTAGTTAACGGAATGTCTAATAGAATGTTCTCACCGAAAGCTTATGCTCAAGATGCCATGTCGCAGGCAAAGAGAACAAAGTATCAAGACATGGTGGAAGGGCAAATGGTTGCAAAGGATGTGCTTCAAGCTGTTGAGAAAGGAACAGGCATGAATCCTTTTACAATGCCCGCTGACGAACTACCTGCAAATGATGAAGAAATGCAGTTGTATATGCAGCTTAATTACAAGCCTGCTATCGAAATTGCAGAGGAAGAGGCCATCTCTACTGTATTCGCCGAGAACAAGTATGACGACGTAAGAAAGCGTCTTGATATGGATACTGCTGTTCTAGGTATGGCTGTTGCTAAGCACAGCTTCTTACCGGGTGCGGGCGTAAAGATTGAATACGTTGACCCGGCTACTGTAGTACATAGCTACACAGAGTCACCAAACTTTGAAGACTGTTTCTATTGGGGAGAGGTAAAGACTGTACCTATTTCTGAAATCAGAAAGATTGACCCAAGCATTACTAACGCAGACCTTCAGGAGATTGCAGAGTCAGGACAGAATTGGCATAACTACCACACCACTGCTCAGCACTTTGACGGTGATGTATTTGAGAGAGACACAGTATCTCTTATGTACTACAACTACAAGACTACAAAGACTTACACATACAAAAAGAAGAACCTTGCTAACGGAGGTACTCGTATCATTGAGAAGGGTGAGGATTTCAATCCGCCTACAGAGATGATGGAGGAAGGGAACTTCGAAAAGATTACTAAGACTATTGACGTTTGGTACTCAGGCGTAATGGTTCTAGGAACAAACAAAATTATTTCGTGGAAGCTAGAAGAGAACATGGTAAGACCTAAGTCTTCTTCACAGCACGCTATGCCAAACTACGTAGCTGTAGCTCCTCGTATGTACAAGGGTAGAATCGAATCTCTAGTACAGCGTATGATTCCATTCGCTGATTTGATTCAGATTACTCACCTTAAGTTACAACAGGTTATCTCACGTACAGTGCCGGACGGTGTATACATTGATGCTGACGGATTAAACGAGGTAGACCTAGGTAACGGAGCTGCTTACAACCCACAAGACGCTTTACGTTTATACTTCCAAACAGGTAGTGTAATCGGTAGAAGCTCTACAGTTGATGGAGAGTTTAACCACGGTAAGACTCCAATCCAACAGCTTACATCTAACTCAGGAGCTAGCAAGACATCGATGCTCATTAACAACTACAACCACTACTTGGGCATGATTCGCTCAGTGACAGGTTTGAATGAAGCTAGAGATGGTTCTACTCCTGACCCTCATGCGTTAGTTGGCGTGCAGAAATTAGCTGCACTAAACTCTAACACTGCTACTCGTCACATTCTTGACGGTGGTCTATACATCTACAGAACATTAGCTGAAGCTATCTCTTACAGAGTAGCGGACATTCTAGAGTTCTCTGATTTCGCTGACGACTTTGCGAATAAGATTGGTAAGTACAATGTATCAATCCTTAGAGATATGTCTGACCTCTACTTATATGATTTCGGAATCTTTATTGAGGTTGCACCGGACGAAGAGCAGAAGCAACAGCTAGAACAAAACATTCAGATGGCTCTATCTAAGAACGATATCCATTTAGAAGATGCAATAGATATTCGTGAGCTTAAGAACATTAAGCTTGCAAACCAATTACTTAAGGTAAAGCGTGTACGTAAAGCTGAGAAAGAGCAGGCAGACAAAGCTCAACAGCAAGCGATGCAAGCACAGATTCAACAGCAGTCTCAACAGCAAGCAGCTCAAGCAGCAATGCAGAAGTTGCAGCAAGAGACTCAGGCTAAGATTCAGTTAGTACAGATGGAGGCTCAGTTAGCTATTCAGAAGACACAGGCTGAAGTAGAGGCTAAGAAGCAGTTGATGGAGAAAGAGTTCCAATACCAAATGCAACTAGCTAACGCTACTAACGAAGGGTTAACAGATAGGGAAGCTGCAAGGGAAGATAGAAAGGATGCTAGAGTAGACAAGCAGTCTAGTCAGCAGAGCAAGCTAATCGACCAAAGAAAGAACAACTTACCTCCTACAACTTTCGAGTCTAACGAGGACAGCTTAGATGGATTTGACCTTAGCGAATTCGACCCTCGCTAATGGTTTAAATTCTTTTCATTAACTTTGCGGTATTAAATTAAAATTCTAAATAAATGGAACTAAAAGTTAAAGCAGTAGATACACCGGAGACTAAATCGGTGCAAGAAGTGGAAGAGCAGCTAATCGCTGAGGCGGAGGCTCGACACGAAGGCAAGGCTGTTGAAGCTACAGAAGAGGAAGCTCCTGTTGCTGAAGAGTCAAACAATGAGGGTGAGATTCCCGTAGTTAGATTAGGCGCTACTGAGCCTGAAGCTACAGAGACTGAAGAAGTGGTTTCTGAAGAGGTTACTGAAGAAGTAGCTAAAGAGGAAGCTGTTACAGACACAAACGACACAGAACCTTCTATCGCAGAAGGAGACGTTCTTTCTTTCCTAAAAAGCAAATACGGTAAGGATGCCGCAACTTTGGATGAGTTATTCAATAGTTCTGAGAGTTCAGATTCTAAAGAAGAACTTCCTGAAGATGTAGCTGCTTACCTACAATATAAAGAAAAGACAGGGCGAGGCATGCAAGACTACCTTAAATTAAACCGTAGTTTCGAGGATGCTGACCCTGACACTTTGCTCAAAGAATACTTATCTGATACTGAGACTGACCTTGATGCTGAAGACATCAATGACTTACTAGAAGAGTACAACATCGACGAAGATGTTATGTCAGACAAAGAGGTTCGTAAGATTAAGAGAGCAAAGAAAAGAGCAGTGGCGAAAGCTAAGGAATACTTCACTGAACAATCTAAGATGTACGCAGAGCCTACAGAGACTGTAGCAAACTCTACAACATCACAAGACAGCGAAGCTCTATCAGCTTACCGTCAATCTCTAAAAGATGCGCAAACGCAAGCTGAGGCTAATGCAGCTAAGTCAGCGGCTTTCGATAAAGCTACTGATAATGTTTTCAACGGAGACTTCAAAGGTTTTGATTTCAGTGTTGACGGCAAAAGCTTCACATACAATGCGGGAACTGCATCTGAGCTGAGGTCAGCTCAATCAACTCCTATGAACTTTATTGGTAAGTTTATGGACGAGAGTGGTATGATTTCAGACGCAGCAGGATACCATAAGGCACTTGCTGTAGCCATGAACCCTGAGAAGTTTGCACAGTTTTTCTTCGAACAAGGGCAAGCTAACGCAACGGACAATGTATTACGTAATACCAAAAATATTAACATGGGTACACGTACTGCACCGGAAGTAGCATCTAAGGGTGGCACAACTATTAAGTCTATACCAACATCGCATGGTAAAGGTCTTAAGATTAAAAGTAGAAAACGTTAAACACAAAACGTCCTAACGGACACAAACTAAAAACAAAAACAAAATGGCAGGTTCATTAAACGTTGGAGGTGTAGCATTACAGCCTTCACACGAACAAGTTGCTCTAGCTAGCAATTACATCACAAACATGGATTTCCTTTCACAGTACTTACCTGATACACATGAGGCTGAGTTCGAGCGTTACGGAAACCGTTCAGTATCTTCTTTCCTTCGTCTTGTTGGAGCTGAGATTCCTTCTAGCTCTGACCTTATCAAGTGGACTGAGCAGGGAAGACTTCACGTTAAGTACACTAACTGTGCATCTGACGCAGCTGCTGCTGCTGACACAGCTACTATCACTATCAGTGATTCTATCACTAACGGTGTAGCTATCCGTGTTGGTCAGACAGTTATGGTTTCTGACAACGGAGGTTCAGGTTCAAACAAAGCTATCGTTACTGCTGTAGATACTTCTGCACAGACTATCGACGTTGCTTACTACGAAGCAGGTGGACAAGTATTCGCTGCTGCTGATACTCTTACTGTATTCATCTACGGTTCTGAGTTCGGTAAAGGAACTAACGGAATGCAAGGTTCTAACGAAGCACAGGTTGACATCTTCGAAAACAGCCCAATCATCATCAAGGACAAGTACGCTGTAAGCGGTTCTGATATGGCTCAAATCGGATGGGTTGAAGTAGCTACTGAAAACGGTGCTTCAGGTTACCTATGGTACTTAAAGTCTGAGCACGAAACTCGTCTTCGTTTCGAGGATTACCTAGAGACTGCAATGATTGAAGCTGTTCCTGCTGAGGCAAACGGTGGAGCTATCGCTGCAGGTGCTAAGGGTACTGAAGGTGTATTCCACGCTGTTGAAAACAGAGGAAACCTTTGGTCAGGTGGTAACCCAACTTCTCTTGCTGAGTTCGATGATATCGTTGCTCGTCTTGACAAGCAGGGTGCTATCGAGGAGAATGTTCTTTTCGTTAACCGTGAGTTCGGTTTCAACATCGACGACATGCTAGCTGCACAAAACTCTTACGGAGCAGGTGGTACTAGCTACGGTCTTTTCGATAACGATAAGGATATGGCTCTTAACCTTGGATTCGACGGATTCAGAAGAGGTTACGACTTCTACAAGACTGATTGGAAATACTTAAACGATGCTTCAATGCGCGGAGATTTAGGTTCTGATAACGTAAACGGTATGTTAGTTCCTGCAGGTTCTACAACTGTATACGACCAAGTTCTTGGTAAGAACGCTAAGCGTCCATTCCTTCACGTTCGTTACAGAGCTTCACAAGCTGAAGACCGTAAGATGAAGACTTGGATTACAGGTTCTGCAGGAGGTGCACAGACTAGCGACCTTGATGCTATGGAAGTTAACTTCCTAAGCGAGAGAGCTGTTTGTACTCTTGGAGCAAACAACTTCGTTCTTTTCACTGACTAATATCAGTATAGATAAAGTTTTAAAGGGCTGTCCTTCGGGATGGCCCTTTTACTTTTCGATTAAATTCTCTGTATTATATTTGCATAGTAATTAATTTTTTAAATCAAATTCAAATGAGCAAGGACAGCAAGTTCACAGATAAGCACTACAGGCTTACACGAGGTAAAGCACCTCTTTCTTTTACATTACCATCACGTAACTCTAAGCGTTATGCACTTCTTCACTTCGATGAGAAGCAAGGATACAACCGTGCGCTACGTTACGCTACTAACCAAAAGTCTCCTTACGAGGACGAGCAGGACGGTAATGCAGTACTAGCACCTATCGTATTTACTGATGGTCTATTACACGTACCAAAACAAAACCAAGTACTACAACACTTCCTTTCTATTCACCCATTGAACGGCGTTAAGTTCGAAGAGGTAAACAACGAGAAGACGGCTAAGGAAGAAGTAGCAAACTTAGATATAGAAGTAGACGCTCTTATTGAGGCACGTAGCCTTTCTACAGATATGCTAGTAACAGTAGCTCGTATCCTATTCGACGCAGATGTTGATATGATGACTACATCGGAGCTTAAGCGTGACGTATTAGTATTCGCTAAGCGTGACCCACGTACATTCCTTTCAATCGTAACAGACCCTGAGCTATCGTTCAACGGTACGGTTGCTTCGATTATGGATTCAAAGCTATTAGTATTCCGTAACAATAAGAGAGAGGTATACTTCAACACTCCTTCTAATAAGAAGCGTATGATGACTATCCCATTCGGTGAAGACGAAATGACAGCTATCTCTGCTTACTTTAAAACAGACGAAGGTCTAGAACAGTTTGAGGGTTTAGAAAAGCTTCTAAACGCTTAAGATTAGTAACTCATGATATGAAGGGGAGGGCTTAATTGCTCTCCCTTTTTTTTGCGTATCTTTGTAGCTATGATTAACAACGTAAGGAAAACAGTACTTTCTATCCTCAACAAGAATAACTACGGTTATATCAGCCCTGACGACTTTAACATGTACGCTAGAGTTGCACAGCGTGAGATATTTGAGGATTACTTCCACAGGTTTAATAAGGAGAATAATAAGATTAATGCTCGTATGTCAGGTTCAGGACATGCGGACATACAGGCTAGAATCAATGGAGAGGTTGATAAGTTCACCGTTGTAGAGAAGCCGTCTTTTATTACTGATAATCAGTTCGCTCTACCATCTCCTCTAACTAACGGGGATGATATGTTCAAGATTGTTTCTGTAACTACAGAACAGCAAGCAGGTGACGGTACTTACTTTTTTAAAGCAGAGGCTAGTAAGGTTTCTAATCTAGAGCTAAGAAGACTAGGTGCTTCTAATTTATTAGGTGCTGCATCTTACAATCCTATGTACACTGTCAATGGTGATACATTTACTATGGCGGGAGACAACTACGTAACGAACGAGGTTGTTCTCGAATACATCAGATACCCTAGAGACCCTAAGTGGACTTACTTAAACATTGGTGCAGGCGAGCCTATCTTTGACCAAACGGCAAACGACTACCAAGACTTTGAGATTGGGGAAGCAGAAGAGACTGAGTTAATCAACAAGATTTTGCAAATGGCAGGTATGTCTATTAGAGATATACAAGCAGTGCAAGCAGCAGGTCAAGAAGAAGTAGAACGTAAAACAGAACAGCAGTAATGCCTTTATTAACAGAGTTTAAATACTACCTAAACAGTGGGTCGCAGCCTCTTGACGAAAATTGGGGAAGCTATCAGTACACACCGTTATCTGACATCATCAATAACTACATATTGGTATACATGGGGAATCAATCGTTAGTGAACAATGTTCCTAACCATGTTGTTTTATTCCATGCCAAGAGAGCTGTGCAAGAATTGCACTATGATGCTTTCAAAGAAGTTAAAGCTATGGAGCTTAAGGTAGAGGATTCATTGCGTTTTATTTTACCTAGAGACTATGTGAACTATGTTCGCATTTCTTTAGTTAAGGAAGGTATCTTATACCCACTACAGCAGAACACTCAGATTCTAGGAGCTACATCTTACGAACAGGAGGCAGACGGCGAGCTAGTATTTGACAGCGGCTCATTAGTTCCAATCGAGTCTAGCTTAGACGCAGCGGATGGGGCTAGAGTATTCCAATTCGGTAGAGGTTCTGACGCTCAGTTCTCTAATCAGAATCCGGGATTCATCATCGACAAGGCTAGAGGAGTTATTAACTTTACTTCAGAAATGTCGGGTGAGAGCTGTATAGTAGAGTACATCACAGATGGTATGGAATCAGGAGACCCGTCTGAGATTTCCGTAAACAAACTATTTGAAGATTATATTTACGCTTACATTACTTACGCTATCCTTGATTCAAAGCTAGGTGTACAAGAGTACGTTATACGTAGAGCACTAAAGAAGAAGACAGCTCTTCTTCGTAATGCACGTATCCGTATTAGTGATATGCACCCATCTCGTCTACTTCAGACACTTCGTTCACAGGGAAACACGATTAAGTAATGGCTAACTTAAATAGAACATTTGTTAAGGGTAAAATGAATAAGGCGCTCAATGAGCGCTTAACTCCTAGTGGGGAATACCTAGATGCCACTAACATCAGAATAAACTCTTCAGAGGGCTCTGAAGGCGGTGTATTGGAAAATACAAAAGGTAATGATAAGCTTACCGATATAACTATCGATAATGTAGCCCCTACCGCTGCAGTGTGTATTGGTTCGTTTGAGGACGGTGCTAACGAAACTATCTATTGGTTCGTTACTGCAGATTACAATTCTGTGCACACATCAAACAAGGCGGACTTTATTCTGTCGTACAATATGCTTACTGACGTAATGACATACCACGTCATCAGTATGCAAGACCCTAATGACGCAGACAAGACAGTATTAAACTTCAGTGAGCAGCACCGTATCAATGGTGTAAACCTTATTGAAGATATGTTATACTTTACGGATGGATACAATCCACCAAGAAAGATTAACGTAAAAAGAAATTACCCTAGACCATTATTCGCTAGCTCGTATGCAGATACAGTTTCTGCTGATGAGTACAATGTAATCAAGCGTCCACCTATGAGTGCACCTACAGTTACAGGTATTGCATCACAGGATTCGAATGATGACTTTATGAAAGATAAGTTTATCTGTTTCGCATACAGATACAAGTATCAAGATGGTGAGTACTCTGCTACATCACAATTCTCTGAGCCTGTATTCAAGCCTGAGGATTTCGGACTAGAGTTCTCTACTATGCTTAACGCAGGTGTAAACAATACATACAACTCTGCAGCTGTACAGTTCGAGACAGGAGACCACACAGTAATTGGTATCGACATCCTATACAAAGAGATGGGAGAGAACATCATTAAGATTGCTGACAAGATTGACAAGGCAACGGATGGTGTAGCTAACGATGCTACTAACGTTTACATCTTTGATGATAGTAAGGTTTTTACAATCCTACCTGACTCAGAGATTCTAAGATTATACGATAACGTACCTAAGACAGCTAAGGCTCAGACCATTATGAGTAACCGTCTTGTTTACGGTAACTACACTGAAGGGTACGACCTTAAGGATTCTAACGATAATAACATAAGATTAGATTACCACACGTACCTAGGTTCTAACGCTATTAGCTTTGAGAGCGCTCCTACACATATTGCGGTAGGTGTTGATTACGGTAACTCACAGAATGATGATACTGCATTCTACGTAGACCTTACAGGCGTAGACCTTATAGAAGGACACGTTCTAGATTTTGACATCTCTTACGAAGGAGGTTCTGTGTTTGGTTCATCAGGTATATCTGTTGACTCTCCACAGCAGTTCTCTTTCTCTTACGCACTTCCTCAGACATTCAACAATGTTTCTGAGTTGTTTGCGTCTCAAGACTTCAAGAACAAGGTAGGTACACTAAGTACTATCAAGCCTGTATACCATGCTACTGACGATACGTCATGTGACGGTAATACATTTACAGATGCATTCTTCTGTAGCATACCTGCTACTAACGGAAGTAAGACTAAGTACAACAGTTGGTCAGGTAGCTTTGGAACTCCTGTATTCTTAAATGCAGGTAGTGAAGCTATTGAAACTGCAGACGCAGGCATCTTCAACGGTAACACAGAAGTAGTTAGGATTGAGCTACCTACTATGTCTTACGCTTCTAACCCTGCTAGCCCTTCATCATTTAGTTTCCAATCATTTGATATTACTAATGTTGATGTTTCAGTATCTAGTAACGCAGGTGGTGAGAGCCTTAAGTCTAACCGTAGCTACGAGGTAGGTATTGTTTACATGGACGACTACGGACGTAGTACTACTGCATTAGTTAGTAGAGACAATAACGTAAGAATAGATATTAGCAGGTCAGACCTGCAGAACTCTATCAACGTAGAGATACCTACTACACAGAAAGCTCCGGCTTGGGCTAGTAAGTACAAGTTCGTTATTAAGGAAGACAAGTCTGACTACGACACTGTATACTCATCTACATACTACAAAGATTCTAACTCACGCTACAGCTACATTATGCTAGAGGGTGAGAATGCAGCTAAGGTTGAAGAAGGTGATATCCTTATTGTAAAGACAGACCAAGGTGGTGCTGTGAATACTGTAAAGGAAATATCTATACTAGAGAAGAAAGGTCAGGAAGCAGGATTCATTACAACAGTTAACGGTGACGGTCAGGAGATAACTCCTTACGGTGGAGTATACGCTAAGGTTGATGCATCAGAGATTTCATTACCTCAAGACGGTAGTGCAATAATAGATATACCATTTATCGGAGACAACGCTACATCAGGTGGTGATATTGAGGAGCAGTTCCCTAGAGCAGAGATAGGCCCGTTCTTAGACGAAGAGGGTAACGAGCTACCTATGCAAGCAGGAGCTAGAGCTAAGATGGAGTTTGAGTTCTCTAGACTAGGAAGCGGTGATGGTAACAATTCTTGCGAGAGAAGACTATACACGCTTATCTTAGATGTAACAGCTCAGACAGACTATGCTAACTTCAGAGAGTTTTGGATTGGTGAAGGTATCGGTTCATTACTTAATCAAGGGATACAAGACGTAGGTGCAGGAGGTGACGACATACAGAACTCTGACTTCTTCCCTGAAGCTATACTTACATTCGATGAGTTCCAAGGAACTGCAGGTACAACACTAGACCTAGAAGGAAGTACTAACACAAACAAGTTTGCATTCTTTACTAAGAGTAACGGATTCACTTACTTAGGTGTTACAGGAGCTAGAGCTTGTGGTATTTCTCAGTCTAAGCAATCTAAGATTAAAGGTTCTTTTGTTATTATCCCTAAGTCGGACACTATTGCATTTGAGACTAAGTCTGCAGACGCACTAGCAGATATATGGTACGAGAACGAACAGTCGTTTGATATTGCTAATGGACTACACTTAGGTAACGTTCAAAGCCAAACAGCTAACGACAGCGCTATCATCGCTACATCATTCTTCAACTGTTACTCATACGGTAACGGTGTTGAGTCTTACAAGATTAACGATTCTATTATCGGAAACAAACTTAAGTTCGGTAACAGAGTTACATCTACACAGGCGCAAGAGTACAAGGAGGCACACAGATTTGCAGACCTTACGTACAGTGGTGTATTCAATGACGAGTCTAACATCAACAGACTAAACGAGTTCAACGGAGGACTACTTAACTTCAAGGCATGTGAAGATTTATACGGGCCTATCGAAGTTATCGACGCACGTAGAACAGATATACTAGTATTGCAGGAGGATAAGATTTCTACAGTACTAGCAGGAAAGAACTTACTATCTATGTCTGACTCTGTACAGGGCGGAGCATTAGCTTCTGTACCTGAGGTACTAGGTCAGCAGTTAGCTAGACATGAAGAGTTCGGTATTAGTAATAACCCTGAGAGCTACGCTAGCTACGGCGGTATCAAGTACTTCACAGATGTGAAGAGAGGTGCTGTGCTTAAGTTAGCAGGAGAACAGCTTGCACCTATTTCAAATGCAGGCATGGGAGATTTCTTTAGAGCTCAGTTCATTGAGGATTCTACTACTCAGAAGTTAGGTGGTTACGACCCTTACATGAAGGAGTACGTAATATCTAACATCGGAACAGAGCAGGCAGGTAGCTCTACAAGCATTGAGTGTGGTAATACTCTATCCCTCAGCTTAGAGGCTGATGAGGTGTTTACTCTTACCGTATCATACGATAACCTTATTGGTGTAATAGACAATACTGTTACCTCTACAGGAAACGCTACTATCGTTTCTAACTACGACGGAACACAACAGGCTACAGGTATAAGTACAGGTATCAACAGCTTAGCTCAGATTAACAAGGATGATGCTGACATTAGCACTGTTACTTACACTATCACTGCAGGTGGTAGCGAGACTACTATTGTAATAGAGTCAGGATGTGTATCTACACCATCGTTAGATGTTATTCAGGTTGTGATTACTGACAATGGTAATGACAAAAAGAGCACATTAGCTGAGTACTACGTTAACGGAACAGCAGAGGATTCTCCTCTAGTATCTCAATGGACAGAGTTCCTTGAAGATGAGAGTGTTGACAACGTAGTATCTAAGTATGTATCTTACACAGGTCAGGTCGGTTCAGGCTCTATACCTGATGCGGGTAATACTGTATACGTACAGGTTAGAGAAAACAACCTAACTACTTTCGAGTTTGATGCAGCTGCCAACAACAGACTGTTAGCTCTTAAGACTAGCACTAACCTTACGGATTCTGAAGCAGACATAGACACTATGCTTTCTTCAGCAACAGAGATAACTAACGTAACTCAGTTAGCTACAGCGCCTAACGGCGATGAAGTTTGGCAGGGTAGCTTTACATTAAGCGACACACCAAGTGACGATAAGCTGTACTTGATTTACGATTTAAGAACATATAATAATGCTATGCTTTCTTTTGGTAGCACTCTTGAAGATTCTTGCTGCAATCAAATCTGCGGTTCAGGGTCAGGAAACTACTCAGTAATAAACGGAACTTCAGGAAGTATTTCCGTAACATACACTCCTGTAGGTGGTTCTCCAACTACTGTAGTTCTAGGAGCTAATCAGAATGCTACGTACATCTCAGAAGTAGAACCTACTACATCAATACTATCTAGCAGAATAACTGTAACACTAATAAGTTGTAATTAATATGGGAGTAATATCTACATACTACATAAACAGTAGCTCATACGCAGACGCTACAGGAGTATTCACAGATGCGGCACTAACGACTGTCGCACCTGATGGATACTACGCAATGGACGGAATAACTAGGCAGCTAGTTAACGGAGTGCTAGGCTCTCCTGTTGACTGTGTTGATTGCTCTCCAACGTGCGGAACTAACACCATCACTGTTATCAACGGTCAAGGTGTATACCAATTCACAGCGTTCGTAGGTGAAGACCCGGGAGCTGTTAGGATAGACTTCGACACAGATGTTGACTCTAACGCAGGATTTAGAATCATGCAGTTAGGTACTACAGTAAATAAGGTCTCTACGAAGAACTTAGGTTTACTGCAAGCTACAGGTGCTAACCCTGTATACATAGGCGACAGCTCTAGTTATGCAGGCTCATCACAGTTTTTAGATATATTCGAGCACAACGGATACGAGTTCGAGGATTCAGGGGCTAACTCAATCAGAACACCAAACGCAGGTTCTAACTTCACTAACGCTATTCATCACGGTGGTGCTGTTATGACTTACGGTAAGATAAGCTCTACAGTTAATACGGTATTCCTAGAGGTAGAAGCACCTAGACCAAACACTACGTTCTCGTTTAGATTCGGATGTGCTACACTTCTTAACAATTTCCTTAGAAGTACTCCTGTTGCTGCTACTCAAGCAGACGCATGTAACAAAACAACTATCGCTTCAGCTGCTTACGTTCAGTCAGTGAACGGTGACCCGGGAGTATACGGTAGTACTAGCGCTACACCGGGGCTATACGACTTCGTATTCTCAGACCCGTTTGCTCTTAACGCATTAGGAGACGGGCACTACAAGATATCAGACACCAATACTATTGAAGTACAGGATGGTGTGATAATAAGCATAGACACATGCGGAGGCGCATAAAAGAAAAGACATGGCACAATTCACAGTAACATACAGCGAATCAGTACAAGGATTCCCATCGTTCTACTCATTCATCCCTGAGGAGATGATTGGCATGAATAACAGGTTCTTCTCTTTTAAAGGCGGAGAGCTATACATCCACAACTCTGATGATGTGGATAGAAATAATTTCTACGGAGAGCAGTTCACTAGTAACGTGAAGCTTTCTGTAAATGACAAGGTAATGGATAATAAGATATTCAAGACAGTAAACCTAGAGGGGACTCACCCTTGGGATGTACTTATTGAATCTGATATCCAAGACACAGGTAATATAGATAGCGAATGGTTCGTTAAGACTGAAGGAAGTTTTAGAGCATTCGTAAGAAATTCAGGAGGTGACCCTATCGGTGCTGCTGACCTTCCCTTACGTTCTATGAACGGCATCGGTAGGGCATCTTACTTTATTGTTGGAGCAACATCTGCTTCACCTGTATTCCCTCTGTCAGTACAGCTTGATAATGTATCTGTAGGAGACACTATCTACTACGCACAGGATACAGACAACTACGCTACTACATACAAGTGGGGAACAGTAACAGCTTGGGTTCCTAACTACGGTACGCAGATAATGACTTTAATCATTGATAACACTGCAGGTAACCCTAACCCAACAGTTGTTGACCCAATGGTATTCGCAGTTAAGAATGCTGTAGCAGAATCACACGGTGTTTTAGGGCACTACGGAATCATTGATATAACTAATGACGCAACGGAAGCTATTGAACTATTGGGAGTTGAGACCGAGGTTATGATTAGCAAAGCGTAATTTGTTGTATATTTGTTTCAATGCTACACACACACAGCCTTAAGGAAACGGATTACGATAATCTACTCATCGGATGGTGGGAAGATTGGGGGTTCGTTCCACCAATGAAAGACTTTCTACCTGATAATGCCACCGGCGGTCTTATGGTATACGACGGAGAAGTCCCTGTTTGCGCAGGATTCTTATACGAGACCAACTCTAGCACCGCTTGGATAGAGTGGATAATATCAAATAAGCAGTATCGAGGTAGCCGTAGGAAGACGGCTATCTCTCTGCTGCTTGCTAACTTAGAAGAACTCGCTAGGGATAAAGGATTTAGCTTTATCTTTGCGAATAATAATAACCGCCATCTAATTGGCCACTATGTAAACAATGGTTTCATGAAAGGTCAGACAGATAGCACAGAACTTATAAAGGTAATATAACATGGGATTAGGAACAGCAGCAACACTTAGCTTGGTATCAAGCGGTGCACAGGCAGGAATGTCTTTTGCGCAGGTACGTAAGCAACAGAAGCTTATTGACGATGCGCAGACAGCAGCTACAGAAGCTCTAGCATCAGCTCAAAATAAATTGGATGTAAACTTCCAAGAGCAAACGTCTATTGCTAAGCAGGCTTACGAATTAGAAAGAGAAGCAGGACTTGTTGCTTCAGCTCAAGCTACAGAAGCAGGGATGCAAAGCGAGAGAGGTGCAGCAGCTACAGCAGGTAGAGTACTTGCAGCTACTAACCAAGCGCAAGCAAATGTTTCTGCACGTATGGAACAAGACATCGTGGATAGAGATAAAAGAATCGCTGATGAAGAGTCTAGACTACGTGATGAAAAAGTAGAGATTGATAAGGCTATCGCAACAGGAGCACAGCAAGCTATTGCAGACGCACAGGCAGCTAAGACTTCTGCGATGATGACAGGTATGGAAGGAGTGATGAGTGGTGTTGGAACTGCATTTGAGAATAGCGCCCTATTCAAGCAAGACTTCGGTATGCAAAGAGCAGGCGCTTCAGGTGTTAGCTTTTCAGAGCAGGAGGCAACAGACTTCAATAAGCTAGGTGACTTCACTCTTGACGAAACAGGTTCATTGCCTGACTTCGGTTCTATGACAGAGAAAGACTTTAAGAAATTCAAGAGAGGACTTAGCGATGAGCAGTGGGCTATGATTTCTAACAATCAGTCTTACATAGATAATATCTCAGGTTCAGCAGATTCAACAATTCAATAAAATGACTTTTTACAAATACCAAAAACAAGAGGTCAGTGATATGCAAGCTGACCTAGGCAAACTAGGCACACAGTTCCGCAAGGAGGTAGATACCATTGCTACACAGCGTCAGGCACAGCGTGACGAGATAGAAGCTAACTATCAAGAGCTTAAGAACAAGATTGAGTCAGAGTCTCCATTAGGCTCTCACGCAGGCGCTAACGAAGCTATGGCTAGGTTTAGTGCTGATGCAGCTCAGAAAGCATTAGAGATGAACCGTCGTATGAGAGCAGGAGACATTGAGCCTTCTGCTAATACAGCGTTCATGACTAACCTTAAGTCTTCTACAGAGAACATGTTCAAGGTTGGACAAGACTTCCAAAACAACTACAAAGAGGTTATGGATAGACACCTTGAAGGTGGAGCGGGTGCAGCTGAGGAATTGGCTTACCTAGAGGCAGCAGAATTATTCAATGCAAAGGGTGAACCTTTCGTTGGAGCAGACGGTCAGGTATTCCTTGCAGTGAGAGGAGGTGACGGTAAATTAGATACACAAAACCCAATCAGTTTAGCACAAGCGCAAGCAGCTGCTACACAGAGGGTTGACAAGTTTGATATGAGTGTTAGCTCTGCAAAGGTTGCAGACGCACTTGATAAGCCATGGGTTGAGGCTGTTCGTTCCGGTAAGGTAAAGACTGTTGAGGATGCGAGAAATAACCCTGCGTTCAATAGCGCACTAGAAAAGATGATTGATGCGGATTTATCTACACCATCTGCACTTACATCAATTCTACTAGACAACGCTTCGGGATACGAGTATGATATCACAGGTACGAAGACAGGTGATAACGTTATTCAAGCCAAGTACAATGAGAACTCAGGTCGTTTCGAGCCTGTTCTTACTGAGGCTCAAGAAGATGCAGCAAAGAATATCTATGCTGATACTATCCTAGCGCAAATTGGACGTAAAGAAACTGCGGTCGAAAAAACTCAAGAGTGGGAGCTTAACAGAGGAGAAGGTAAGAAAGAGTTTAGAGACAACATTTCTATGGCATCAAAGCTTTACAGAGGTTCTGCTGATGAAATCATGGCAGCTCGTGAATACTTCGTTGGTCTTAATTCTAGGATTAAGAACATTACTCGTACACTAGACGGTGTTATTGTTAACTACATTGGTGACGACGGACAGAGCGTTTCTAATACTGTCAGCTTCAAGACACCATCGGGGTCATTCAAGACTGAGGCAGACTTCATCCGTTCTCTTACAGAGCTTACAGGTGACGGCGACGTGGATGATGCAATCAGAAGATTAAACATCAGAGGTAACAAGCCAACAGGTCACTCATCTACAGAAGGTGCTAGCAGAACTGTTACTAAGGATAGAGTAATCGATAAAGGCTACGGAGAGATAGAGTTAGATATTGCAGGTCAAGATAAGCTTGTAACTATCGACACAGCTGTAGATGATATCAACGTATCAGGTGAGGTGTTTGCAGGTAATACATCAGACAGACGTATTATCACTGATGGTTTCACTGAGGTAGCTAACGAGGTATTCGGTAACCTAAGCGGTGACAAGACAAGCGGAATGGTTGTCGGAGCTGTTGATGATGATTACCGTCAGTTCGAAATCTACATACCATCTGTAATGACAGGCCCTCTATACCTACAGGTTGAAGAGAATGATGAGATGATGAAGACTAGATTGAAGAATGCTATGAAGCAAATCTATGATTCAGCTAACCTAGGAAAAACTATTACTCCTAATGACCTAGCAGAAGCTATGGGTCAAAACCCTAGTAGCCGTGCATTCCAATCTCGTAATGAGATGCTATACAAGAGACACGGTCACTCTTGGAACGGTGGAGACGGAGAGTTCGGTAGCGGAGGACAAAGCCTAACTACTACGAAAGGAGGTGGTGCTTCATCTACTAGATTCAATAAATAATAAATAGCGGTTTCTAACCCATAGAATACTACTATATTACCTAAGTAAGGCCCTGCGAACTTCGCGGGGCTTTATGTTTTTTGTATTATATTTGTTGCATGGTTAACGAAGAAGCAATTAAGCATTCGTACAGTCAGTTTCAAGGAACAGGATACGCTGACAGCTACGAGGACTTTAAGGAATTATTATCTACTAACAACGAGGCAGTTGAGCACGCATACAGCTTGTTCACTGAGACAGGATACGTTGACTCTATTGATGACTTCAAGACATTGATGGGTCTTAGTGCTCCTATACAAGAAGAAGTAGTAGAAGAAGTAAAAAAAAAAGATTCTACGGAATTACCTTCGGAAGATGGTTCATTGGAGTCGGGAGATTCTGAGCCGCAGATTACTGAGCCTGAGGTAACTCCAACACTAGCACCGTCTAAGCCTACGTTCACAGGAACTAATGGCGACAAGGTAGACCTATGGGTGCAAGATACAAGCAATCCTTCTAAGTGGGTAAACAAGTTCGATGAGGACGACGTTGCTACGTTCAGCAACTCTAACCTATCTTATTGGGGACAAGATGATAAGTCTGAGAAGTATTGGGAGGACGAGGCAGGTGTACTATACAACATCAACGGTGAGGTAGTTAACTACTACAACGACCCACGTACAGACGACAAGTCACCTAACCCTGACTCTGCACAGTTCCAAGCTAACGTAAAGCAACAAGAGGAGCGTGAGCTAAAGTCTCAGGCTGAAGCAACAGAGGCTGAAGATAAGGAGGATAAGAAAGCAGCTGAGCGTTCAGAGCTTCTAACTTCTGATGAGTTCCAAGCAGACCTTTCTACTATTAACACACAGTTAATGGGTAAGGAAGATGAGGTTAAGCTTGATGAATTAAGAAAGACATTTGATAAGTACGGTATTGACGTTGCATTAGATAGCGGTAGTAGAACATCTACTATCGTATTATCTGCTGACGGTGTTGAAACTGTAATAGATACTAATTCATTATTTGGATTAGGTGATGACGAAGAAGCTACTAAGGCTAGACAATTCGTTGAAGACCATGCTAAAGTAGTTAAGCAGGTCGAGATAGAAAATTTTGAGGAACAGGCTTTAGCTGTAGAGCAGTCGCGTTCCGGTGGTCGATTAAACTCTGACGGTACTAAGTCTTCCGTTAACCTTACTACTTATGAAGAGGATGGTGTATACAAGGTTGTTCCTACCTTGTTCCCAATCGACCCAAACATTCAGTCTACTAGACCGGACAGATGGTACGACCTAGCAGGCAATATGGAGGAGGCTAAGGAGCTCGCAGCAGAAAGAGGCGAGTTATATACCTTTGACTCGAAAGAAGAGGCTGAGCGCTTCGCAAATGGCGGATGGGAGACTGCTGATACATCTGACGCTAGACGTAAGCAGGTGTATGAAGAAGCAGGTTTTGACTACAGCGCACACGCTGAAGAGGATGAGAAGTACAGAGCATCAAGAGACCTTATGCAACTTATTGGTGCACAACACCACGATAAGTTTGATGGTAGAGGTTTAGGTGTTTCACTAGACGAAGCCATCTCTTACAGAGGCGGACAGTTAGTACTTGGTGGACAAGTTCCTGAGCACGTATTAAAGCATTACCCACAGTTCTTTATTGAGGGCGGGGCTAGATGGGCTACAAATGTAGAAGACCAAATCTCAGGTCTTCAGCAGGACAATGATTTATTGATTGATAGAGTATTCGACAACCCTGAACTAGAAGCTGCTAGAGAAAAGGCAGATATGGTTATGCAACAGGAGTTCGATAAGAAGAGAGGTAAGGCTATCTCTGTTAAGCAGAGCAGCATGAAGATGATTGATGATGCTAACAACCTTGCAATGGAATTGTTCGAAGGCAAGACTCTTGAGGAGCTTACGGACTACACGCCTGCTGATGAGGTGGAGGCGCAGAACATGCAGTTAGTTCAGGATATGGTTATCCAAGCTAACATAGATTCTAACTTAGCATCTCGCCACTACGAAAACGCACACAGCTACTACGACAAGAAGTTCAATGAAGCTATGGCTACTGAGGTGACAGAAGGTTGGGAAGGAACTAAGGCTGCTTGGAGCAATGGATGGAATCAAGGTAAGGCTGCTGAGTCAGTACTACTATTGAGCATGAACCTTATGGCTGATGATACAGACCTAGAGGATGCAGCATACGATGTGGCGGAAAGATTAAGCTCTGACAGAAAAGCGGAGTCTGTACATATGGCTAGATACCAAGCTGCTGTAGGCAACAGAGAGATATTCAAGGCCATTGATACTCCTGAAGACTTCCTACAGTGGAGTGTTGACCTAGCGTCTAGCTCACTTTCTATGATGATGCCGTACGGTAGTTGGATTGTTGGAGGTTCTGTAACTACAGGAGCTGCTGTAGGTTCAGCTATACCGGGATACGGAACATTAGCAGGTGGTGCTAAAGGACTTGAGCTAGGTATGGGTGCTACTTCATTCGCTATGGAGTACACTAACGCAGTACTAGATGTAGCAGGAGA